TGTCTGAATGTTTGCAGATGCGGTGTTGAGAAATTGAACATTGGCAGTCACCAAATTTGCACTTGAGATGTTTGCAAGGGTTGTGACTGAGAGTTGGGTGATATTCGCCCCAGTAGCCACGTTGAGTGTCTGAATGTTTGCAGATGCGGTGTTGAGAAATTGAACATTGGCAGTCACCAAATTTGCACTTGAGATGTTTGCAAGGGTTGTCACTGAAAGTTGAGTGACATTCAGATTGAGGAGGTTGGAGAAGACCGCGTTCAGGGATTGAATATTCGCAGTCACCAAATTTGCACTTGAGATGTTTGCTAAGGTTGTGACTGACAACTGGGTGATGTTTGCCCCGGTTGACACGTTCAGAGATTGAATATTGGCCGTCGTCACAAACACGTTTGTGGTTGTCAGAGCGTTTGCCGAGTAAAGGTTGTTGAATATTCCTGTTCGTGCCGAATCAACAACCACGGTTCCGGCAACCTGAACCTTGTCGTACGACGCAGAGGGTGTGTAAAAGATTCCGCCGAGTGGAATAGTCGTGTTTCCAGGCATCCACTTGATTTCGGAACTGTCACCGTTGCGTATCGCGAGAAGGATCCAGTTGGAATCTGGTGAGTATGTCGTGTCAGTGTAATCTTTTTGCAAGAAATTTGCCTGGACAGATCCGTGATTGGTCCCAGGAACAACCCTATAATAAAGTGCTTGAAAATTACCAATAGGTATTCCAGCTGCAGTACATGTTACTGTTGACCCGTTATATGTTATAGTTCCAGATGTTGGACATGTAATATCCCAATAACCCTCTGTAGCATATGCAGCGTTTTTCCAGACAGGAATAACTATAACACGTGTTCCCCACAAGAGGTTACCAGTCGCAGAGAACGTCACGGTTCCGCCTCCATTCACTGTGAATTGGGACGTGAAACCCGGTACGGTTGCTGTCACTGCAAAGACGTTCGTGGTTGTCACCGCATTTGCCGCCCAGATGTTACTTCCGGGGCCATTCAGGAAGATGTTTGACGAATTTACAGCAAAAATTCCAGATGGATTCAAAGAGGCTTGTCCGTAGATGGTACTGAGCAGGACGTACCCACCGACGTTGTTCGTGACGACAGACAAGAGCTGCCCAGATTTACCGACGTAATATTCACCCCCGCTAAAGTTGAGAGTGTAATTGTCGAGTGGCGTGTTCCCCAGGTTGATGCTCCCAATCATGTCAAGCTTGAACGCGGGAGCTCCGGTACCCACACCCAGATTCCCGAGCGAATCCATGACAAAAACATTCGAGGCTCTAGCTGCATTTGCGAATGAAAACACATTCGCTCCCTTTCCAACGACCGTCACCGTATTCGCAAACACGTTGGTTGTTGTGACGGAATTTGTCGAAATCACATTAAGAGCCGAGACAAGGTTCGAACCGACGACGTTGCCGTACAAACCACCAACAGCGATGATATTCTGCGCAGTGACTGAATTGGATGCGAAGATGTTCAGGGCGGAAATCAAGTTGGATCCAAACAGATTGCCATAGAATGTACCCACCGCATTCGTGAGATTGGCTGTCTGGACATTGATTGTTGTGATGAAGAAGCTCTGGATGTTAGCAGTCGCTACGTTGAGTGTTGTGACATTGGCCGAAAACAGGTTCGCCTGGCCAGACACGACCAAGTTACTCATGGTTGCCAAAAGGGTTGAATTGAGTGTCTGGACATTCTCGGTCGTGACATTTGCACTTGTGATATTGGCTGTTGTGATTGTCAAATTTGTGTACGACGTCGGCAGGGCTACGTTACTGGCTGCGGTGACACGACCGTACTGATCCACCGTCACTTGTGAAATGTTTGCCGAAGAACCATAGGGGCCAGCCGTGACTCCGCTGGTTGGCAAAACACCCACTGCGAGCGTGCCAAATAGGGCAGTCGCGTTGACACTCGAGATGACGACGTTACTTGCTGCATTGATTCGTCCGTACTGGTCAACACTAAATTGAGACACGGCTGCACCGTTGCCATACACTCCCGGAGTGACGGCCGTCGTCGACAGGACTGAGTTTGAGATGAGACCATTAAGATTTAATGAATTGAGACTTGAAATTCCGTAACCGTTCCCTGCAATGTTACTCATGGTCGCAAGGCCAAGCACGTACAGGTTGGTCCCGACTGGTGGACTCGCGAGCGTTCCTACCGAGACTCCGTTGGCGTACGCGACATTTGCAGCGACACTGGTCCATTGTGAAGATGCGGCGATGGCGACGTTGCTGGCTACTGTGATACGACCGTACTGATCAACTGTCAGTTGAGGCACATTCGACCCCGAACCGTACCCACCAGTGACACCTGCAACTGTGGGTAAATTTGTAGCTAAAATTGCGTTGTTGAAAAACACATTGTTCGTAGTGACTGCGTTCGACACGAACAAATTTCCAGTCACTTGGAGGTTTGCACCCGGAGTTGCACTTGATCCAATACCCACCTGATTTAGATAGTAAATTGGCGAACCAACTGCACCAGTCCACTGTGAAGATACGATGGCGACGTTTGAGGCGGTGGTCACTCGTCCGTATTGATCAACAGTCACCTGTGCCACGTTGGAACTTGACCCGTAAGTACCCGCAGTTGCCCCACTTGCTGGCAGAATTAAAGTTGAAATTGTTCCCACTAAATTTGATGAATTTAAGTTTGAAATTGCAGATCCATTTGAGACTACCAAAAGACCTTGAACATTGAGACCAGTCAGAGTACCTACCGATGTGATATTGGGTTGACTTGCGACAGTCACACTCAAGGCCGTCCCAACCGTACCAATAATATTTGCCGAATTTAAGTTTGAAATTGCAGATCCATTTGAGATTATAACCAAACCTTGAACATTAAGTCCGGTCAGGGTTCCTACCGAGGTGATGTTTGTTTGTGCAGGGGTGGTTACACTCAAGGCTGTCCCAACCGTACCAATAATATTTGCTGAATTTAAATTTGAAATTGCAGAACCATTTGAGATTATAACCAAACCTTGAACATTAAGTCCGGTTAGGGTCCCCACCGAGGTGATGTTTGTCTGTGCGGGGGTGGTTACCGATTGTGCCGTCCCAACCGTACCAATAATATTTGCTGAATTTAAGTTTGAAATTGCAGAACCATTTGAGATTATAACCAAACCTTGAACATTAAGTCCGGTTAGGGTCCCCACCGAGGTGATGTTTGTTTGTGCGGGGGTGGTTACCGATTGTGCCGTCCCAACCGTACCAATAATATTTGCTGAATTTAAGTTTGAAATTGCAGACCCATTTGAGGCTACCAAAAGACCTTGAACATTGAGACCAGTCAAGGTGCCTACGGAGGTGATGTTTGTTTGTACAGGGTTGATCACACTCAAGGCTGTACCAATCGATCCCACAATATTTGCCGAATTTAAGTTTGAAATTGCAGACCCATTCGAGGCTACCAAAAGACCTTGAACATTGAGACCAGTCAATGTGCCTACGGAGGTGATGTTTGTCTGTGCGGGGGTGGTTACACTCAAGGCTGTTCCAACCGTACCAATAATATTTGCTGAATTTAAGTTTGAAATTCCAGCTCCATTTCCAAAGAATGCTTGGGAAATGACTGTGGTCGAGTTGAGGGTTGTCAGATTTAGGAGCGAAAAAGATACATTTCCAGTGATGGCGCCCGCGACGTAAAGATTCCCTGTAAAGGTACCGTCGACGCTGATTAGATTTCCAGCGATGACGTTCCCAGTTGTGCTTAGGACGTTTGATGCGATTGTTACATTCGCCGGAGGAAACACGACAATTGGGAAAAATAACCCCCCATTATCGATGGTCTCACTCATCTCTGATTATATATGAGATTTTACTTTACTTCTCCAGAAGAGAACCACCGATGCCATCAGCAATTGAATAGTCACGCAGCTGACCACGGACAAAGTCGGCGTCACCGCACAGACCACCTGGGGTCAGGCCGTTGCTGTACCATGAAGCATTCTCACCGGGGCCTGGAGTGCACTCGAGATTGGGGCGAATGTCAAAAATGCTCTGGGGACCAGATGCCGCCTTGCCGGTTGCCTCGGTCATCAGAGGGGCGATGGAAAAGCCGGATGTGGTGGCACGACCCTGACGTGTCAGCATGACGATAATAGCAATCAGAAAACCGATGATCAGGGCGTTGGTCGCAATCTTGGAAACCTTGTACACAGACATTTGAAATAGAACTATATTTTTTTTCGACTGAACCTAAATTGCGTTAAAGGTAAGATGTTCTTTTCTATAAAGTTGTCAGTATGGACATTAGTATTACCGACGGTGCCCACAATCTGAATCTTGACGCTGACGAAGCTGCTCTGCTTGATGAGATTTCGATTCAACCTGCTGAGCGTCGCGTTCCTCTGAAGGCGAAGCCAACTCGTCCATCTGTGTTTGCCCGCAAGGCTCCAGTTCAGGCTCCTGAGCCCGACGAGGGTCTTGACATCTTTATGAACCCAGGCAAGAGAACCGCTCCTCCACCCCCTCCCCCCGAGGAGGTGTTTGACGGTGGCGAGGAGCCGGAGGATGACGAGCAGGGCCCGCCTGATTACGAGCCACAGGGAGGAGGCTCTTCCGTGCCGAGCGACGGGTACAAGACGATCGAGGATGAGAAAGCCGACCTGTTGAACAAGATTAGTCGCCTGGTGAAGAAGGGTGTCAACTCGGGTGCACGCCTGTCCATCTACTCGGACATTGAGGAGATTCGCACCGAGTACAAGCGTATGATTTATGCCATCGAGTGTGAGCGTTCGATCAAGTTTCAGCGTCGCATGCTGGTGGCTGCAGTGACTGGCCTCGAGTTCCTGAACGAGAAGTTTGATCCCTTTGATTTGGAGCTGAATGGATGGTCGCAGAACACGATGGAGAACATTGACGACTATGACGGGGTGTTTGAGGAGCTGTACAACAAGTACAAGGCCAAGGTGAACGTGGCACCAGAGGTGAAGCTGATCATGATGGTTGGTGGATCTGGATTGATGTTCCACCTGACGAACAGCATGTTCAAGGCGGCGGTGCCCAATATGGGTCAGGTGATGAAGCAAAACCCCGATCTGATGCGCAACATGATGGATGCTGTTCAGCGCACGAACAACGGGGCGTTTGAGCAGGGTGCTGGCCCGGGTGCAGCTGATCGTCCTGCCGGTGGATTGCAGATGCGGGGCCCGGGTATGGACTTTGGCTCCCTGATGAACATGATGGGTCCAGGTATGCCCCAGAATACTCGACCCGTTGTGCGTGACGACGAGTCTGTATCTGACATCGTAAGCATGGATATACAGTCCGACATGAAGGAGGTGCGAGTCACGGAGAAGAAGAAGGGGGGCCGTCCAAAGAAGAAGGAGGTGTCGATCTAATTTCTTAGGTAAAAGTAAATGGCGATCGCTTACGCGCCATTTGATGAAGCAGACCCAGGCCCCCTTGGGCCTCCAAGGGTCGTCAAGGTTCCAGCAAGAGCGGTGATACAAAATCCTGGAAATACAGAGTGTAACTATCTCGTTCTATTTTTCATTGCCGGTGTCTTTCTCATGGCGCTTCTTGAGTGAGAGATGCTTCGCATAATTTTCCTCACTTATTTCAGGAAGGATGATTGACGAATATTTTTCGTCAAACCCTCAAGCAAAGTGGGCAGCAATTGCTTTTATCGCAGTCTATACTTGGTTCATGGTTATAGGGCCCTTTATGAAGCTCTCTACGTATGACCCGAATAAGGACCGAGGACTGAACCAGTCACGATCTCGCTGGTTTCTTCAGTTGCTCGTTGGTCTCATCCCGCTTGTCCTCGTAGGATACAACTGGTACAAGGCGTCACATCAACCTCCACCACCTCCAGTCGAGAAGGCGTTCGATTTTGGAGAATTTGAATCCAAGTTGGATGTTCTCAGGGAGAAGATTGTCAACCCACAGGTTGTCTACTTGCCATATCCTTCAACCGCCACCCCAGCCGCCCCTGTCCCGGACCTCCCGGGTCCTAAAAAAATAGTTGAATAGTGTATAGATGGCGAACGGAAATTCTGGACCCAACCCAGTCGTCCTCATCATCGGGCTATTCGTGTGGTTTGCCGCATGCTGGGTTTTCCCAGTGATCAAGCTGCGTGACCAAAAGACTACCCCCAATATGAAGACTGTCTATTCAGGCTGGCTGATCATTGCCGGCATGGGTCCAATCTTCTATGGTATTTACACTACGTACAAGGCACAGGGCAATGCAAACGGCAACACCGGTGGGACTCATGTGCCTGAGCTCGTGAACACCAATACCAACGCATCAGCAGCTGCAGGTGGCGAGGCCCCCGCCCCCAAGCAGCATTAGAGAAATGCACACTTCCCTTCGTCCAGGGGCCTCTTTTTGCTAACGACAGGCTCGTCTCGCTCGAAATCAAATCCCGCCTTGGCGTAAAACACAGTTCTCTTCCGGTACATCGAGTGGAAGAGAGACCACTGATCTGCAATGTCATAAATCAGGGGTGAATTGGTCTTTCCGGCCGTTTCACGCATGATCCGACCAACAGCTTGCGTCACGTCAGAGTGTGGCGACGCAAGGATACACGTATCCAGGACGGGAATGTCCAGACCCTCTTGTGCCATGGCAAAAGTGGCTACGATCAAAGGCTTCTTTGACGTCTCATCCAAGTCCTTCTCATTCATACCTCCCAAATATAATCCACCAATTTTAGTTTCAAATTGAGAAAGAATCCAGAAACAGTGTTCACGTCGATCACTCAGAACAAGTACCCTCCGGTTATCTCCCAGGCAATTCTTGATAATATCTATGATCAATTCGTTTCTTGAATTTAGTTCTGAAATTTGAGTCACCATGCCAGCCATGTTCACCTTGCCAAACTTTGTTGTCGGTGGAGCTTCCGTGTATAGAGGGTCGCTGTACTTGACCGTCACGACCCGGGTATTTTTCTGATTGTCGCGTTGGGTGGCGTAGAACTCAGGGCCCATGAACCAGTACAGAAGGCGGGTCAGACCATCCTTGCGTTCGGGTGTGGCAGTCAGGCCCAGTGTGTAACGCGGGCATAGTTTGAACATGGATTGTGAAAATGCGGCAGCGCCAATGTGATGCGCCTCGTCGACGATGAGAAGGCCAAATGACGCGAGAGATGCGAGTTCGCGCATGCACATCGTCTGGATCATCGCAATGACGAAATCCTTCTCGATATCAAAGACATCTTGCTGGATTCGACCGATTGTAGAACCGGGGCAAAACTGCTGAATCCGGTCTCGCCACTGATTCGCCAAAAACTCTTTGTGGACGATGATGATTGTCCGCACCTTTAGTTGTGCCGAAAAAGCCAGGGCGAGTGCAGTCTTGCCGTAGCCCGGTGGGAGCGAGAGGACGCCCCCTCCAACTTCTTCAAAGGCTTTGATTCCAGCAGCAAAGGCTCTGTCTTGGTGTGTTTCTGTCCGGAGAGTTCCATTGAAAGTGATGCGAGCAGGAGCAGGAGGAGCCCGGGTGTCGGTGGGCGCCCCGAAGCGTTCGCTACCGAAATACCTTGGAACAAGAAGGGAATCCTTGTCCACCCGAAAAACCTTGAAAGCGGGCGGACGAATACCCATAACATTTTCCACTGGTCGAACAGTGAGTTCCTTTTTTATCTCAAGTTCGGACGGGACACGGAGGCCCGTGTGACACAGTGATCCCATTTTATTTTAATTATTAATAGATATGAGATGGCAAGCTTTAACCCAACCACTGGTGCAGTAACTGTCGGGACGACAACCATCACGCCCCTCACGGACGGTTCAAATCTTGATATGAATTATTCTAATTTGATCTCAGCTGCAACTCAGACAAATCCCACCAACTTTCCAAAAACCATAAACACGATGAATCTAAAAAGTTTTACAACAGCTCCAAATGCTAGTCAACCATCTACAATAAACATTATAGTTACTGATACAACGAAGCTTCCAGCCGTGATACTCGTAACTATTGAAAGCCCTGTAGTAACAAAGATTCTTGTATATGTAAACTCAGCAGGGACCGCTAGTTATATAGTGAAAGTTGATCCTTCTAACTATAGTAAATTGGTACCGAGTGGAGTTCAGTTGGTAGCCCCAATTCCAGGTACAATTCCAGGTGCGACGTCCACTGGGTGGGTATGGGTTCTGGTTGTATTGTGCGCATGTTTCATCATAGGGGTGTATCTTTTACGGAAATAGAGTGCACCACGAGATGAATATCACCCTCCCACAACTTCTTATCGACGAGCGCACGAATATGCTGTCCTGCTTTCAGTTCTTGAATTGGAACTATACCCTCGACACGACACATCACTTTGTTGTACCGGAACGGTACCTTGACCCGAGTGACACGCCCGTCCCATCTCAGGTCAAGATATTTTCGACCACCGTGATCGTAGTACGGATTGACAATCTCCGCATGAATTTCCATCCTAAATTGAGTTGATATTTTTTTATATGTATGTAATAAATGAAACTGTTATTCCTGTTTATTTTAGCAGCCCTTTTCATACTTGTCCTCAAAAACAAATCATTCTACATGGGTGATGATGGATTAGCTCATAAGAGATGTTCAGACAATACCAAAAATTGTGATAGAACTATGCGTCTCTTTACATCTGATGAGATCGGAAAGCCGTGTCTTAAAGAGGATGGTTCAGCCAGTCATGGCGCGGTACAGTCGGACTTAAAGAATTGTATGTGATATAATAATTAATGACTCATCTCGTGAGTAGCCGAGATGGATTATTCATATTTGATACAATAACTGCGAATATGATGAAAGTTGTCAATGGACAGTTTTTTGGAATTGTTCAAAGGGGTCAACGTTGGTATATTTTTGGGTATGAGGGTGACAAAAAGATTAAACCGATGGAGGGATCTATATGGTCATTTTTCATGATTAAAGGCAAACCTTTTAATTGGAAACTCGAGATAACGGGTTTGGATAGCGGGTGTCATCAAATGACTCTATTTGAAGACAGTCTCTATATCGTTGAGACGTGTTATCAGCGCATAGCAAAAATTGCAATTGACCCTGATGGTGATTTGATTCAGTCTAGTATTGAGCGCATTTATCCATGGAAAAAGGCGTTGAATCAAGATTTAGCGGGAAACACGCGAGATGATGAAGATTATCTTCATGTCAATGCGATTACAGTACATGATGGGCGTTTTCTGGTGATGTGTCCAGTTTTGAAGAATAGATATTCAAATGTCACATCTCGTATCCAGGTGTATGACCCGGTGACATGGAAAATGATAGACGAGTACGAGCTCGGTCGCTGGTTTTGTCATGATATCGTGCCGGTTGGACATGAGGTTTATTTTAATGACGCTATAAACTCCATATGTAAACTCAATCTGGTGACTAGAAAGGTTCACCAGATTTACCGCATAGAAAACTCGCCTTCTAACCTACGGAGCTTGTGCAGAGGACTTTCCATATCGAGTGACGGTGAGATGATAACATCTACAAAGTACGACGGATGGTGTGGGATATTCAGCAAAAGCCAGCAATGGACGGTGAATTTCTTGAACTCGGCCACATTTATGACTCGTATAGATGGGAATGATTTCAATAATGTGAGTTCTCCATCGAGACGATCATACATACGCACCAAGCCTGCTCGGAGTTTGCCGTTTTTTAGAGATTTCATCGAGCCGATTGAGACAATCTATAAAAAGATTGAGAATATTCAGTTTAAGGAGGATGCGATTGATTCCTTTTTGAAATTGAACAAGGTGGATTCGGCACCGACTATCGATATGTTTCTTAATCCCGTGTTTGAGAATATGAATGACTTGGAACCTTACTGTAAAAATCTTGAAAAGTTCAGGTTGGATGACAATCCTTCAACACCACAGGATGTAAAGGATATCATGAGCTCAAATATATTTCACAATTCAAATTTATTCACCATGTCAGGGTGGTTCTATTGGTACCCAAAGGGGCGAGGCATGGGGTGGCATACCAATGCGTCGCAGATTTTCAAGCAGCCTAATTTGAATTTTAGATGTTATTTGGTCAAGACAACTGGTGGCACATTCTTTTTTTATCGTCATCCTGTTTCTAAGAAGATTCACGCGGTTCATGACATAGATTCGACGGTGAACATTTTTTATTTAAGGCCGGGACCTGATTTCTTATGGCATTCAATTGGATCGATAGATGGTGACAGGTTGTCGGTTGGTTACAGGACAGGTATACACGGTATAAAGGAGCTGGGTATAGATGATTTTTTTATGTTGACCATTTAGTAGAATATGTCTTATGTGACATCACCTCTAACAGCCGCACAGGCAGCCGGGTCGGGGGGGACATTTGCCGGGTCGATTACCGGTGGGTGTAAAGGGTGCCCAGGTGGTTTAAGTAGTGTAGGTAAGCATTATGATTGTGATAATAATGGGGGGCACGATTGGGCACCGTGGTGTTTGCCCAACACACCTACGAATGCAGAGTGTCCTACGGTAGGTACAATCACAAGTGTCAAATACACGGATCCGAGTGGAGGTAATGTGGTCAGAGGTGAAGGTGGTGCTCCGAGAGACAACGGTCGTATAATGTGCACGTACTCCACTGTAAATGAAACTGATATGTTCAATACGACTCGTATTGCTGTATTTCCAGCTGGTACCGTAAGTACTATAAAGACGAATTTTTGCAATGCGAAAACATTTGCAGCGTTATCAACACACACGAACTGTAAGAACTTTTATAATCAGACGAATACAGATGGTCTAAATGTCAGGTATTTAGCACTCATCAATCAGGAAAAAGTGAATAGTTGGTGGACTGATACTGCGATGCTTGCAACGATGCTTAGTATTCTGATAACGGGAAGTGCATCAGGCTCATCTCGCGACGCATTGACTATGCTTACAAATGCATGCCTCCCCACGAACACTACATGGCCAGACAATGATTCTTTACGAACATTCATTAACGAGTTGATCGACCCTTTGGACCCGGCAAAGTCAAATGCGAATTTACGCAGCGCAGCCGTCGGGTACAGTCAAGCATTTTGTCGAGCAAACCCCGCGAGTCCGCACTGTGGGTGCTGGAATGCTGCACAGCTTCAACAATACGCAGGGTGTAGACAGGACGCGAACAAGGATCTTCCGGGGTGTGGTGGTCTGTACGATCTCTCAAATACATTCAAGACCGCACTTGCCTCAAGTCCCAGTCTTGCGAGCGTGATTACACCCATTGAGAACGCAATCAAGCCAGTGTGCTTTGCAGCGGAGTGCAAGGCGTGTGCTTCGAGCTCGGCCAACGTCAATTTGCGAACTGGCTCCACTCAGACATGTACTGACAACATCAACATCTGTCTCCAGAATGTGACTGTTCGGGGTGACATGAAGGGAACCCTCAATCAAGCGTGTAATATTAATCTGACTGCACC